CTTGAACACTATTTGCTATAAGGCAGTTGTCTTGAACACCTTTTTGAACACTAACTTGAACACCATCTTGAACACTATTTGCTATAAGGCAGTTGTCTTGAACACCTTTTTGAACACTATTTTCCATAACAATCTTGTAACAAGTCGCTTTCGTTCCTTGCTCTTTAAATTCAATAAACCCTCTTTGCTTTAACTCATTTCTCGCTTTCTGTATTCCTGCCCTTGAAAGTCCGGTCAATATAGATAGTACCTGATTCGGCACTGAAAACCACTCTGTCCAATAGCTCCTGTTGCATACATGCAATAACGCAAAGTATAACGACACCTGCCCTGTAGACAATGGATTTATCGTGGCTGAATCCCAGAATAAATTAATAAGGTCTAAATATGTCACTTCCCTATACCTCTCTTATCAAAATTTCAATCCGTGGATTATCCCGATCCACATCAAACCTATCGGAAAATCCGACAACATACTTCCAACCATCACCTTTCAGCACACCACACTGTACAAGTGAATCTTGGATTACCTTGCGCCCAAAACTCGAAATATTATCAAGGTCTCGACGCTTATTCGGTTCAACCCATATATATTCCATGAATACTGGCTTATTAATCCTTACGTCCCTCAAGCATTGTCTGATCGCCACTACAACAATATTGCCATTGTCCGCTTTCATCTTCGCTCCTTTGTGGCGATTTGTACGCTCAGCGGCTATGTAGTCATTCAGACAGTCAAGGCGACTGGGAATTATTAGCTTATATTCCACGTAACCCTCCTTTCCGTCGGCGGTTTGGCTACCGCCGGTTTTCCGTGATATATAACCCGTATGAATAATTAATAGTTACCGAATTAATCTATTAGCGCTCTTTTGATGTTTCTCATACTCTGTCATCATTCTTTCTAGTTCTGCTGGCGAAAGTGTTTCAATCCCCATCTCTTTACATTCCCCAACAAGACCATCTATTAAGTGCGACATCTCTTTTGCGTCATATTCGCTGGAACCTTTCAACATCATATATATACGATACATTGTACCGCCTTTTCCCTGCTTTACCTGCGGTGTAGGCTTCAGGTGGTATGTCTGTGCTTCGTCCACAGATTTCTGCGCTGATTCCGTATCTGGGATAACAATATACACTGCTTGTTCATCTATCATCTCTATCTGCCCATATCGTCGTAAAAGATAATTATGTATATATGGCTTACTTACATGAAGTGATTCTGCAAGCCGTGAAGCCAACTCCCAATAATATCTGTTTGCGTCAAGACTCCGCTTCCTCCGATGCTTTTTAATTTCAATGTCAAGACATTCTTCCTGTAACAGCTTTGCCGCTTCATTTGTTGGAATTTGAGCACTTTCAAACATCAAGGTATACTTTCCATTAAGAGTGCGCCCAATATCCTTTATTTTAGCTGTTAGTTTCATTGTGATACCACCCTATCAGGCTGCTTCTTCATCTTTGAGATACAGTCCTTGATTTGAAGTTTTGACAATGTATCTACGTTATCAACTTTATAAGTCTTTATAACCGCATTCCAAGTGTATCCAGTTCGGATAAGTTCGTTTTTCAAAGTTTCTAATAAACTATCTCTTTCAGCGTCCGTCTTTGGCGTTTCTTTCTGTTTCTGCGAATCGGCGTTTGCGCCATATTTTGTTTTATCTTTATCCCAGTAGACATCTGCCCCGATCCCTAATTGTTTACACGCAACTGATATTGCATCTGTTGTTGCCATCTTGAAACACTCATCAGAAACATATGGACCTGATTTCTGTATCTCCACAAACATACTTCCACCAATCCCCTGTATTGGCATAGACCACTCGCCATCAACTTTTATGTAAAGCTTAATTCTTACAAATGCTGCTATAGATTGCTCATAAGATTCGGTCCATTCTCTCACAGATTCATAATACCAACCGATTCCGCATGGTCCAAACATTTCAGTCAGCATCTTTATTCTCCACATGGGATTAATATCCGTCTTCCCATTCATTCTGCCGCCCTGGATAGGTCTTTTTGCAGTATCAGGAACCGCACGCCCTAAATCGTAATATTTAAGATTATCCATCACATCATCTCCCATTCTATTCCAACACTGTCCATGTACATTTCTAACTTTTCCTTTGCATCAGCAGAAAGTGAAATTCTGTACTCATACAGTTCTGTGTCTTCCCATATATTCGGAATAAAGCTTTCTATTACTTCCTGTGCAGCTTCCACTTTTGCCTGCTCAACAGCAACATTTTTTTCTGCCTCTGCCTGTCGCAATGCTGCCTCCCGCGCTTCTTTAGCTCTCTGCTCTACAAGCACTTTTTCGCGCTCCTCGCGCCTGATGCGCTCTGCTTCCTCATAACGTTGTTTTTCCTGTTCTCTGTCAAGAATCTCCTGCTTCTGCCGCTCATAATTGTTTATGTATGTAATTGCGTCTGTAAGATTTAAATTATCCTTGTATATATTTAATGCCTTTTCAACAGCCTCAGACTGCATGGAAGTAATTGTATTTAAGTCATTTTGCGTTCTGTGAATAAGCCCTGCAATATCTGTTTTAATGTCCTTTTCCTTATATGTAGCATTTTCCCACTTTGAATTGTAAATACGTTCAAAAGAAATATATGCCTGCAAATCTTCAGGAACACATTCATAGATTTTCTTAATAATCTGCTTCTTTTCTGAAACACGCTTTTCCTCAAATGCCTGTATTTGCCCATTAATCAAATTAATTGGTTCATCATACAGTCCTATCAGCTTCTTTGCTTGCGCCTCAAAATCGTCCCAAGGCTCCATATATCGTTTTTTTGCATCACGCATATTATCCTGCAAAGACTTTTTTTCTGCCCGCAAACTGGCAACTTCTTTCTTCGCATATGTTTTACTGTCTTCTGTAAATACTGCCTCTTCATACTCTGCAAGCTTATCCTTTATCGCCTGCTCTACTTGTGCAAAATTACAGGTAATTGTTGCACGTTCCTGCGAAATTACTGCTTGTATACTGCTCATTTCCTACCTTTCTTTCTGCCTCTTCATAGGCTTGTCTTTCCCTCTTTAACCGTTTTTTATTTGGCAGCGCATACAGTTCGTTCTGCTCTCCAGAATATGTTAGTGAAGAATAATTATTCTGTATAACACACAATAGTGCAGCATACCTGTTAGCTGTCTATGGATACTGGAAGGTTGGAGTTCCCGACCTTCCAGTATTAACATTACATATTCAGTATTGCTGCATCGCACAGAGCTGTTACAAGCTCATATTTCTTTTGAGCATACAGAATTTGTAAAACACTATATAAATCTGTATAAACTGTCTCTCGTGGTGTAACACCACATCTACGTACTTTCTCTTCATAATTATGAAGTTTTTTCTGGGCTTTCTTTTTTGTACTCAATTCCTTTTCCTCCTTTCCATATCTGTTGCCAATTTTCCTGTTACTGTGTTAAGATATACTTGTTGTGTTAGACATGCCGCCGTAGATATTGCAGTATCAGTCGGTGGAGATTCCGCAGGTTTTCAGTTGAACAACTGTTTTCAGATTGTGGAAACCTGCGGGATATGTTATTTTTTAATTGGTTTAGAAATAAACCTTTATATTTAGTATAATTGTGTTGGCGCACAGGCTTTTATCCCTGCACGCCCGCTAATCTACTGGGAATGTGATGCATATGCACCACGTACAAAGCACACAGCTTGTCCACATGCCCCCTGCGCGGCACACAGGCATATTTTATCCTGTGTCCGCTGCATATGAAATTTTTAGAAAAGAGGCTGCGACACACACCAGCATATGTGCCGCACAGAGGGCACGACTAATCCCTCTTATACGTAATTCTCTGCATTGTCATCTGTCTTGGTAATTCCACGGAGTCTGTTATAATACAGTTCAACAAGCGCTTCAGTAATACGCTGTTCACTACCCTCTGTAAACTCTACTGTACATGTATACTCGTTCTTTTTTGTTTTCTTTGTCTTCGTTGCCATGATATATCACCTCCATTTTATCTTTATGTGGTAGCGGTTGTACAATATTAGTGTTGGCTGATATTGTAATGAGTTCCTTTGTTGGTTGACATTGTAACTTGTACGCCCATAGGTGCTGGTAACACCTAAATTAAACTTTGTTGGTTAATACTCTAACTTATACGCCATAGGTGCTGGTAACACCTAAATTAAATATGATTCTTGCCATATGCCTTTCTTACAAAAGCTTTGCAGGTATCATCTGTTCTCCTCGATTTCGTCTGCTTCCCTGCGACACAATGCCCTGAATATACCGGAGAATACTGCATACCAGTTTTAATGTAATGCTGGATAAAGTTTTTGCAGTATTCACAGTTCATTGGAACACTTGCATTGGTTCCACATAGGTTCTGTAACTCCTCCACTTGTGCCTTGAGTGATATATTTTCCTGCTCTAGCTGTTTAACTTTTTCTGCTACCAATTGCCTTTACCTCCTAACTTGTGGTAAAATAAAATGTTATTATGCACATTTATTCTGTACGCATTCAAATTGAATGTTGTATTGTATTATACTAACATTCAACTTGAATGTCAATACTAACGGAGGTTTTTATGAATAATTTTTCTTCTACTCTTAAACAATACCGCCTTTCAGCTAATCTAACTCAAAAACAAATGGCTGCTAAACTAGAAATGACCCCAAATGCATATCAAAAGTATGAGCTTAATACTAGAGAACCAAATTTAGATACACTGATTCAAATTGCTGATATTTTTGACATCTCTCTTGATGAATTAGTTGGTAGGCATCTGCCTTAAATATCGTTGAGAAATTCCAAATAAATCCTCGAGTTTATCCCAATTTTCAATTTTTCCAATACGTTTTCCATACTCAATTTTCTGATAAGCATGTTCACTTATTCCTAAATACTCTGCTACCTGCTTCTGTGTCATGCCCGCTTTCTGGCGGGCTTCTTTCAAGTTCTTTCTCACTTTTAATTTCCTCTCTGCCTAAAGCTTGTCCCAAATCTACATCATTCCTTCTTGTCACCCATACTGAATAAATCCATTTGGTTATATTCTGGTATGCTTACAAAATCCTCTGTAAGTTGTACTCCGAACTGCTCTGACACCTTCTTAAAATTCGCCGCTATCTTGTACGATGCAAGTTTTTGTCTATTTGCAACCTTGTCCATGATTTTTAGATAGCTTGCAAGTTCGCCTAATGGAATTTCTGATGGACTAACAGCCATCAGCTCTCTTTCCATTTCATAAAAGCGATTGATGTATCGTGCTGTAAATTCTGTACCTTTCTGACCTGTTAACTTATGGGCAATAAATTCACAGCCTTTCTTTGTGACCATGAAACAAGGCATCACCTTGTTTTGCTCATTAATGTAAGTTGATTCTGCAAAGAAATCGGACGGGGAGATTTTTCCCTCTCCTAGTTGCTCTACATATCTGCGAATATCTTTCAACAAATCTGCATGGCGCTTTTCTACCATCTGTGCCACTTCTATAGAAGTGAGTGTTGTTTTTACTAATTTGCTAACCTTATTAACTTTCTCTGATTGAAACCCTCTTCCTACCAATTCTTTCCGCCTCCTCTACAACCATACCTTTCTCGCCATTGGGTAGCGGGATAATGCCTCCTAACGCAATATTGTCAGATTTCAATGGCTTTGTATTCCAAAAATCTGCTGCCTGCCTTAACTGTTGTTCTGTCACTTCTTATTCCTCCTATTCAATTATAAACCAATTTCTTATCTACTAACTTTATTGTATCTTGTTCTTTTACTGTTCCTGCCTTATACTGTCTTACAGGCTGTTGCAGCAGCCGACTACAGAAGAAAGGAGAAAACTATGACTAAAAAAGAATCCGTTACAGGTTATTGCCCTAAGCAGGACATGAATGTTGCCATTACTGTCACCTATAACATAACCTCCACATTACAGGCAGATTTCATAACGCCATGTACTTACTATTGCAAATACAGCAACACCATAGAAGCCTGTTCAGACTGCCCAATCTTTAATAATCTGACTTAATCGACAGCTCTATAAAAAGTTCTGAATACTTCTGGTAATTGTGGGATTCGCGGATTGCTTATGCTTATATCGCATTGAGTAAGCGTAATCTCCACTACCGGAAGCTGCCCACCTTTATGTACAAAGCGTATTTCAGTGATCGCCTCTGACAGATCCACTCCATCTATCGTGATTTTTGATTTGTTCACTCCATTGGATTCTATAATAACCAGATGTTTTGTATCCTGTTTTTTCTCCACACTCTCACCCCTATCTAAATAAGTCATAAACTGACTGTTGAAATATTACCTCCAATAACTACTCTTTTCTAAATCAATATCATTTAGTTTTCTTATTCGTTAAGTTAAGGCTCTGTCCTATGTATTCTTTATCCGGCTAATTTCTTGTATTCCAATTGCATCTTACTCTTTTACCCTTCCTGTTTTATACTGTTCTTACAGGTCACTGCCATGACCGAGTTTATAAGAAAGGTACTTTATTATGAGGCAAACAAACGATGAACTTTTTAAAAACTTCTTGGAATACATTAATAATTTTTGCATTCCAGATCTTATTAGAAAAGATTCCGAGAACTTCAAAATTGCCTTAATTGATATCACACGCAATATTGAAAAAATGAATCAAACATCCGAAGAACGTCTACTTGATATCATAGTGGCTGCTCATAAAATATCCCTAAAATCAACAATAACCTCATTTAATGATCTGCTTTGTAATTACAATCAATGGCTGCTAAATAATTACCGGATTTTACCTCTGAATGATAACGAATTTCCCGAAGACTGAAATTCATTGATCAGTTCTTTTGCTGACATATCTACTTTCTTACAAACCTCCAACATGAATTGCTGATACTTAAGCTGCTGTTTTTGTTCAGCAATTCTTTCATTCAAAGCATTATAATACTTTCTTGATATCCACAATCTTCCTTCACCTCCCCAATGTCATTTAATTGCCCCCGCCTCCATTAAGTTATTCCCTTTTCGAAAAAGTGTTCCCACTGTATAAAACCTCCGTTTTGGTGTATGTTTATACAATCTGCTTTGTCGGGTTACGCTGGTTGTCCGTCGTTTCCCTCATTTTGGTCAGCCCTAAGCGAATAATATGTCTGTATAATTCAGCGTATGGTTTATCATAAAACTCTCGCTGTTTTACAGTATCAATCTCACTTTTGACTTCTGCGGGGATAGATACCATTAGCAATGTCATTTAGTTAGCCCCCGCCTCCATTAAGTTAAGGCTCTGCCCTTTCTGCTGCTTGTTTATCATTGCATTTTTCCAGATTCTTCCCTATACTGTACTTACAGGCTCTGCCAAGCCGAGTACATAGAAAGGAACATTTTTTTCATGCAAAAAACAGAACTTATTGCTGGATATTGCCCATATCTTGAAGCTGAAACTACTATTAACGCTACATACGTTCAATATGCACCACTTGGGACACTACCTCTAGCTAATTTCCAAACAAGCGACTGTCCGCATACTGCTGAATGTCCAAATTCCGAAGACTGTCCTGTTGCTCTTCAAAAGACATATTGGTAAACTGTTCTAATAATGACGGACACTTTTCAATCCAAGAACCTGCAAGAATATCTTTTTGCTTGGTTTTTGAATTGAAAAGATGAATATTTATGCCTGTAAGTTCTTCCAATTTTTTCCATACTTTAATAAACGACGCTTTATGCGTATGTCCATATTCTTCAAGGCATTCCAAAGCATACTTACAGTACATACATTGCACATTATCTCCTAATAGTTGTGATTGCAGTATTCGTGCAATACAATGCAAATCCTTATCTGTTAACTCTGGCATTAGCTCATTACCTCCAATAACTGCTCTTTCCCAAACCAATGTCATTAGTTTGCAATGTCATTTACTTAAGCCATTTTCCTGTTAAGTGTAAGAGGTTATCTCTTCATAAGACGCTCCTATTTATCCCAAATTCCGTAAATCTTAACTCCCAATTCGTTTATTTGTACCTAATGACTTTTTATTAACTTGCACTGTATGTTTATACAGGTTGCTTTGTCGGGTTACGCTGATTTTCAGAAATATTCTGCTGTGCTAATATTCCCATGATGAAAATTCTTACTTTCTCAATAGTGGTATCATCCTTAATTTTCTCAATATCCTCTTTTAATGTCTGTTGTGCTTTAGTCATCAGCTCTTCCTCCTTTCTATTGCTTTTAACAACACTATAGATTGCTTTTAGCAATTTGTCAAGTGTTTTTTCAATACTTTTCATTGACATAAGCAATATTTTTTGGTATGCTTTCACCAGAGAGGTGAATATAATGATTTGTGACAGATTAAAAATTCTTTTAAATGAGCTAAATATTTCTCAACGCCAGTTTGCTATGAAAATAAATCTTGATGCTGGTTACTTCTCCAGAATTATGCAAGGTAAGGTCAATCCACCAGATCGGATACTGCTACTTATTGAAAATGTCTTTAATGTAAACAAAGACTGGTTAGAAAATGGTCAAGGTGAAATATTTTCAAATCAAGGTATATCTTTAGCTAAAAAGCAGGTCTTAGAATCCATTGATATCTTGAGTGATGAACAGGTCAATGCTGTTTCATCTTTTATTAGGTACTTGACTGAAAGTTCTAAATAGTGATATAATAAAAACAGCACGATCTAAGGTCATGCTGTTTTTATTATTAGGAGGTGCTTGCTCATGGTAACAAGTTGTTATGCTACACTTGCAGGTATCATCATAAGACACCGACTTCTTACTTCTGATGGTTATTTTACAGACGACTATCCAGAAGAAAAGAAGAAGTTTGTGGTTGATGTATGTACTTGCATCGCTAGTGGTTTAGTTGCCACACTCCTACCAAAACTATTATAAAATACATAACCTTATTAACTATAATGTAGTTTTTGAGGTTCAGATGAAATTGGACATGCTGCATGGCATGTCCTTTTAACGTTTCTGCATATTACCTACTGAATATACATCAGACACAATAAAACGAATTGGGACAATCTTAAAATGTCTTGATATGAAGAAAATCCTTACTTTTAACAGAAATGGGTTTTATAATTATGACTTTTCCTTTCATTTTTTTCTTGCTGACTTCGTCTACTTATATTCGCCAGTCTAAAGTTGTTCTTCCCCTTATACCACACTCCTACGGCTTGTCGAGTTATGCCGTCTGATGGGAAGATGTGTCCTCCTCTGTCGCAAATAAATACTCAAACGATTTATTAAAGTACCTGCAAAATGCTTGACACTCACTCGGCCAAAATCTTCCGCTTCGTATTTTCTGACTATAAGAATTTCGACTAACGCCGATAATCTTTCCCATATCCTCATCTGTCAGATGGTTGTATGCTTTCTGACCTAATAAATTTGCGTACATATATTCACCTCCTTGTAAACGAATCGCCAACCTTTATCTTGATTGTATCCGCGTATCGCCAACTTGTCAATAGTATTTTTGAAATTTGTTGACATATCGCCAACCTCATGTTAGGATAGCTTTGAAATGAGGTGACGATATGGGATTTTCTGAACAACTAAAAAAGGCACGTTTAAATATGAATTATACTCAACAAGAAGTTGCTGACCTTATGGGCATTACCAAAAGCACATATTGCGGTTATGAAACGGGAAAGCGCCAACCGGATGTTGCCAAAATAAAGCAACTTGCAACTATCCTAAATACATCTGGCGATATTCTTCTTGAAACTGGATTTGAAGATATAACCAGCGAATTAGATATTAATGATGAAGTGAGACAGCTTGCCCAACAATATAGTTTGCTCAATGATTCAGATCGTGAGTTAATCAAAAAGATGATTGATTCATTAGTTGAAAAATCAAAGTAGCCTAAAATGGTATAACACAATGTACATAACTGACACAAAAAGTCCTCCCTGCATAATTCTGAAAAATGATGCAGGTACATCTCCATACCTGCATTTTTTTCAAAATCTTTGATTTTCAAGGAAAAATCCCTACTTTTCACAAATAATCTGCCTACCAGCACCACATCAAAATTAGATTTTGGTAAATTTTTCTCAAAATACAGGTTTTCATATTTGGTAATTTGCAAATACTTATATTTTCAAAAGTTTTTAAGTTTCCTCTTGACACGCATGCGCATAATGCGTATAATATAATTGTAAGGAGGTTACAGCATGAGATTCCGGGAGATAGAAAAAATTATTTTAGCAGATGGATGGAAATATAAAAGCACAAAAGGTTCTCATTGCCAATACACGCATCCATCAAAACCGGGGAAAGTTACAATTCCCAAGCACCCCGGAGATATAGCCCCACAAATAGTCAAACAAATTTTTAAGCAGGCCGGACTATAAAAGTCCAGTACTGCACACCATAAAGGAGGTATTTATGAAATTAACTTATCCTGCTTGTTTCTATCCTGATGAAGAAAAAAATGGAGCTTATGCTGTGGTAGTTCCTGATCTTCCCGGCTGTGTCAGTGGAGGCAATACACTGGCTGAAGCCATTCTTATGGGTACAGACGCAGCGTCCGGCTGGGTTCTTGATGAACTGGAAGATGGAAAGCCAGCTCCGGAAGCAAGCCCTCTGGAAAGCATCACCCCCGATCCGGGCGGCTTTGTAAGTATGCTTGTCCTGGATATGGATGCTTATGCTGAAAAATATGGTGAAAAAGCTGTAAGAAAAAATCTTACCATTCCCGCATGGCTCAACACATTTGCTGAAAAAAACCACATTAATTTTTCACAGGTTCTTCAGGATTCCCTTACCGCTCTCTATCAGCAAAGACAGCAGGTCTAAGTGTTGCCCCGGTTCTTAACTAGACTGGGGTAACATTTTACCCCTTAACTTAACGGTCCACACAGCTAACTAAATAACATTGATTCACTGAGTACACAATTTCGCAAGTGAAATAAAATGTTTGTCTACTATCCTATTAATTTTATCTTTGTTTATGTGAATATTTTAATTCTCAAAAACATTTTTGTCAATATATATTTTGGATTTTGAGATATTTTTTGTTTTTGTGAAGCTTGCTGTTGACTTTTTTATTTAGATTTGTTATCTTGAATATGAAGGTGGTGATAATTATAATGAATGAACGATTGCGTAAGCTTAGAAAAACGTTAGATTTAACGCAACGTGAATTTGGTGAGAGACTCGGAGTTAAGGGAAATACCATCGCGCAATACGAACTCGGTAGAAACGAACCAATAGATGCAGTCTTGTCTTTAATTTGTCGTGAATTTGGAGTTAGTGAGGATTGGTTACGAAACGGCGGTTCTGATGATGATATGTTCATCAAATTATCAAAAGATGAAGAACTTGCAATGTGTACTCAAATGCTCTTGGATTCGACTGATGATGTTGTGGCTGATCTGATAAAGGAAGTAATCATTATATACGAAAATTTAGATAACAACTCCAAAAAAATATTAAAGAATGTTGCACAAAATTTGATAGATAAAATAAAGAATACATAGTTGCATATTTAAAATTAACAATAATATTTTGATGTTATAGTGATAATATGTTAATTTAAAATAGTTTGAACAAAGGATGAGTAAAAACAAATGAAAAAGAAATCATTATTAGTATTACTCGTAGCTATCACAACTTTATCATTAATGGCTTGCAATTCCAAAAATGAATCGCGTACAGAGGAACCAAAACAAGAAACAGAATCCACAGAATTAGTCAGTACAGAAACAACAAAAAAAGAAACAGTTGAACTTGAAGAAGAAACTCCAATTACAGAAACATTTGCCAGCCAAGAAATAACGAGTATAGCGACCGAAGAAACTATTGAATCTGAATCAGAAACTGTTTTATCACTAGAAGAAAATAAATATCAAACAATAGAAACAACAGATTTGTTTGAACAAATATATGTTCCTTACGCCAATCGAGAAAAATCATTTATTTTTGAAGGAGTTAAAAGTTTTGCAAGTACCCTTGAATATAAAATAGAAATTACAGAACCAACTGAGGAAGATTTAGGCGAAATTAAAATTATAGATACCAATGGGGACTATGTATATTTTGCTTTTAGTCCAATTGATGATGTTCAAATAATTATGACAGTAAGCTATTACCATGCTGAAACTGATTCAGAAGTTTCGTTGAGCAATTATTCTTCTGACGGATCACCACGATATGACACATTTACAACGCATATACTTGGCGAATCTGAAATAGAAGTATCAAACACCGATGAGCAACGCGATTTTTTATTCAAAAAAGAATTATCTGAACTGCCTAATGATTCTCCAACAGAACTCACATCAGAGTATCAGACTGATGAAGAAATCGGTGGAATTAGCGACAAAGATATATCTGACTTGAATCTTAAATTTTATGAAAGTGTTCAAAATGATACAACCGGAAACTGGCGTCTTGCCGAAATATCAGAAGATGTAAACATTCAAGACTATATTTATTCTTACTATAAAAAATATTTTAAAGAAGATTCAGAATTTCATGTCATTGTTAACCATTCCAGAAAAATCACCGCAAGCATCAATCCTGTTCATGACGCACTATATGTTGTTGAACATAATTACATAGAAGGTGAAAAATATGATGCAAAAAAATTATGTTCCAAACCTGTAGTAAGAGAATATTATATATATACTGATACCAGAGACATAAAAAAGATTGAATAGAAAATTAAAGTTATGTTAAAAACTAAAGTTTGGATAAGATATATATGGTAAGCTTATGAGTATATATCCAAATAATTTTAAGATTGGACAGACTTAATGCCTGCCCGAAAGATGGGTTTTAATCATGATTAGGATTTGAATTATAAACTTTTTTTCCCTCTCATCATCTAGTTTTTGAATGAGTTTTATAACTTCACTTTTATCACTCATACACAACGCTCCTTTGTATTAAACGACAAATATTACCTACACCTTAAGTTATTAAAATGTTAGCACAAAGAAAGGTATAAAGTCTACACTCATTCTTTCATATCTTGCAATAACCCGCAATTTCGTTAGATACCTACAAAAAAAGAACCGTCATTTTTTTATAGTTTCTTGCAAAATGCCAAATAAAATATCAATTTGTTACGAAATACTATTCTTTTGTACTCTTTTGTCGTATAATCATATAAATATGGAAAAACTAAATAATAAAGAAAAGAGGAATCACTATGGAGTTCTTAGAAAAACTAAAAACTTCTCCAACAGAATTGAGCACCTAAAAGGAAATATCCAGACGGAAGAAGCGACAAAAACATCTATCATACTGCCATTTTTCCAGCTTTTGGGTTATGATGTATTTAATCCACTGGAATTTGTTCCAGAATATACTGCCGATGTTGGTATTAAGAAAGGAGAACAGGTTGATTACGCCATTATGATTAATAATGAACCTCTAATCCTAATCGAAGCCAAACCTATTAACACGGAACTATCTGTAAAACATATGAGTCAGTTAATACGATACTTTTCCGTCACGAAAGCAAAGTTTGGAATCCTAACGAATGGCATTATTTATCAATTTTATTCAGACTTGGAAGAGCATAATAAAATGGACACAATACCATTTCTTGTCGTCAACCTTTCTAAAGTTGAAAAAAATGTTGCTGAGGAGTTAAAACAATTTCAAAAAGATGCATTCAATGTCAAAAACATTTTAAGTAGTGCTTCAAACTTAAAATATATGACAATGGTAAAAAATGTAATTGCGGAACAGTTTCAGTCTCCTTCTGACCAATTAGTAAAAGCACTCCTTACCAAAAATATATACAACGGTACCAAAACACAAGCTGTCATAGATAAATTTAAGGGAATCATTCAGAAAGCCTTTGAAGAATACATTAATGATGTTATTTCAGAACGCCTAAGTACTGTTATTTCTCCCGAACCTGTTATTTCCGTTCCCTCCGACGAGAAAGCAGAGCCTATACTGAACACTGACGAAACAAATGTTTTGAATTATATTAAAGGTCTCCTAAACACCAGTTTAGACATTACTTATAAAAAGACTTCAAGATATGCTTATATGCAGCTTGGTGAGCTTTCAACCAAATGGATTTGCCGTGTTTACATCCGAAAAGAGCAACATCTATTTACACTACATAAATTTGAAAATACTGATTATGAATGTGAATATTATTTTGATGAAGTCGAGCAACTTGATACGATACAGGAACTAATAAAAGACACTTTTGAGAAATGTTGTAAATTATAACAGGCATCTTACTTAACAGGTTATGGCAAGGCTTCTGGGTCTGCAAGACCGAAGAAATAGACAAGTCAAGATGTGTCAATTATTTTTCTACAGTTCCTAAAGAGAGATAGCTGTTCTTCTTAATAATAAGTTCCAAAAAAGTATTCTTTCAATGTATAAGTTCCAATTTGCAGTATAGTACAAAATACTAAAATAACAAAGGTATTTATAAGAATTCACAATACATAAAAAATTATTTATTCCAGATATTGACACGCAATAAATTATGTATTATAATGTACTTATAAGGAGGACTTAACAAATGAAAGGCTACTCATCAAGAGAAGTAATTGAAATACTTAGAAAAAATGGTTGGTATGAAGTGGCTTGTGATGGAGATCATCATCAATACAAACACCCTACTAAAAAAGGAAAAGTCACAATAACTCACCCTAGAAAAGACATACCTTTAGGAACTCTCAAAAGTATTTCAAAACAATCAGGGATTATATTTCCATAATCCCTGCATACTTGCTTCTCATTAATATATTATTAGGAGGATTTTTATGTTAAAGGACAGATATTCTTATGTCGCCGTATTTTCTTATGATGAAGATGGGATATGTATTGAATTTCCCGATTTACCCGGATGCTGTCCCTGTGCAGACACTGGTAATACGGATATGGCATTAAAAAATGCAAAAGAAGCTATGGGACTTCATATTTGGGGTATGGAACAAGACAATGAAGCGCCTCCATCACCAACTCCCATCACAGCTATCTCACTTGAGCCAAATCAAGTTCCTGTGCTTATTGAGGTATTTATGCCTCCCATAAGAGAACGTATTAACAGCAGATTTGTGAAGAAAACACTTTCTCTTCCAGCATGGCTTGCCTCTAAAGCTGATGAAGATGGCGTGAACTGCTCTAAGTTATTTCAAAATGCACTAATGGAATACTTGCACGTAAAACAGACTAATTGAACACATATAAAAATATTTGCCATAATTTATTGACAAATATTTTTATATGTGTTATCATTCTATTGTCAGGAGGAAATGCCAATGAAAAATTATTCATCAAGAGAAGTTATTCAAATACTCAAAGCAGATGGTTGGTATGAGGTGAATGTAGTAGGAAGTCACCACCAATTCAAACATCCAACTAAAAAGGGACGCACTACAGTAAAACATCCAGACAAAAATATCCCTCTCAAAACACTCAAACGCATTGAAGAGCAATCAGGGCTAAAGTTTAATTAGCCCTGTCCCCTGACATATTAATCTAAGGAGGTTATTTTATGAAAAAAGTAGAACGTTATTTTTATCCTGCCGTTTTTTCTTACGAAGCTGGACAAGAAATTTCTGTCGATTTTCCTGATTTAAAATGTGCCACTAGTGGCACAGATGATAATGATGCTCTCCTATCTGCGCGGGAACTTCTTGGTTGTGTTCTTTATGGTTTGGAAGAAGACGGCGAAGAAATTCCTGTCCCTACACCATTAGCTAATGTAAAGGTCCAACCTAACGAGCGGGCAGTTCTAATTGATGTCTATATGCCCTCTATCCGTCAAGCTAATATTAATCGTTCTGTAAATCGCACTGTTACACTACCCGCTTGGCTCAATGCTGCTGCCCTTGAACGAAACATTAACTTTTCCCAAGTTCTACAAGACGCCTTAAAGACACAACTTCATTTAGGATAATAACTTTATTAAGAAAAGCCGTTCGATGTTACCAGCACCGAACGGTATAATAAAGTCAAACACAATGAAATAAAAAATACCTCGTAAAAATATTATGGTATAGAATTGGAGGAATAACTACTATGTCAACTTTAGAAAAGGCAATCGGATTGTTACAAACTATGCCAGAACAGAAAATTGAAACAGTTTATACGTTTATTCAATTTATTAATTCACAGGAACTAGAAAAAAAGGGCATTGAACCTGCAAACAAAAAATCCGCAAAATCAATACTTGGAATTGCTAGTGAATATGCAAATCCAGCATTAATCGAACAGGAAGAGGGTGCTTTTAAACGTGCAATCACAAAAAAATATGCAACTGATTGATACAAATGTTATCTTAAGGGTTATCTTGAATGATATTCCAGAACAAGCTTCACAGGCAGTATCAATCATTGAAAATGGGCATATACAAACAAAGCCGTTCGATGTTACCAGCACCGAACGGCATAAGAGATATATCACTGGCGTACCAGTTACAATATCAACCAACGCTTATATTGTAGCACACTTTAATATATCCTTGCAACCAAATAATGAAATCGGTGTATTTTTAATACACGAAAATCATAATTATTATCAGGAGGTACTATATGGTAATTGGTATCTATCCACGTAAATCCGTCTACAGGGACAACAGTGATTCTGTAACGGTCCAAGTCGAGCTTTGCAAAGAATACGCTGCTATTGTCTTTAAAGGTCAAGAGCTTGACTTTAGAGTTTATGACAAAGATGAAGGTTTTAGCGGCAAAAATACAAAACGCCCTTCCTTCCAAGAACTGATGCGTGATGTTCGCAAAAATGAACTTGATGTTGTTATGGTATACAAACTTGACCGCATTAGCCGAAATGTACGAGAGTTCTCTACAATGTATGAAGCTTTTGAAGAACACGGAGTTGCCTTCGTATCTGTCAAGGAATCATTTGACACCTCCACGCCAATTGGAAGAACAGTTATGTATATATTGGCTGCCTTTGCCCAATTAGAACGCGAAAATACATCAGAACGTGTCGCAGACAATATGCTTGCCCTTGCAGAACAAGGAAGATGGACAGGCGGCAACTGCCCGGCTGGCATGAAATCCATTCGGAAAAAGCTTGGTGATAAAGAGCATTCTTTTCTTGATATTGATGATGAAACTATCTGGCGTGTAAAATTATTATATAACCTTCTATTAAACGGCTATACCATCACAGGATTGGAACGCTACTGTAAGGAACATGGTATAAAAAGCCAAAACGGAGCATTTCTAAACGCGTCACAAATTTATGCCATTGTAACCAATCCTGTCTACTGCCAGAACTCTCTTGAAGCGTATTACTACTTTCAGGAACTTGGCTGTAAGATGGTTTCTAAGGATCTATTCGACGGCACACATGGATGTATCCGTTATGGCAAGACTAAGACCGGAAAGGAACGACAAACCACACAGGAACACGCCAATTGGACAATCGCTGTAGGAATACATAATTATGTTGTCCCTTCCAATGTCTTTATCGCTACACAGAATCGCCTAGGAATCAATAAAACCTTTCGAACGGGGAAATATCCAACTGGTATTCTAAAAGGCGTTCTGCGGTGCCAGTGTGGCGGCAAAATGACCACTCGAACTTATATGAAAAATAAGATTCAATTCTCTTATTATTTTTGTGAGAAGCGTGTTCGACAAGGCAGGGAATATTGTGATTCTGAATATGTACGCGTTGATGCAATTGATGAATTATTTATAAAAGAACTAAAGAAAATAAAGGTCAATCCAGACTTTATAACATTACAGACTACAAATACTGAAGACGCTGATATTACATCCATGCAAATGGAATTGAATGCCTTGGACACACAGCTTGCAAACTTAGCAAAAGCACTCTCTGAGAATGCTTCCTCCTCTGCTGCCAAATATATTATTGCCCAGATGGAAGCATTGGACAAAGAACAGGCATCGTTAAAGGCATCGCTTGCCCGCGCAGAGATTTCATTAGAAAATAAAAAGGCTGCTGCCATAAACAGAAAACAAGTTTATGAAAATATCTGTTATCTGGTTGACAACCTTAATAATTTGTCGTATTCTGAAAAAAACGAATTGGTGCGAAAAACTGTTAAATCCTGTACATTACAAGACAAGAACCTGAGTATCATTTTTTGATACTCAGGTTCTACTTTATATTTCTGTTGGCGTGCCAATCAAAATGTTAAGTAGAATATATTTCCTTTACTATATGACTTTTATCAAACAGAATAGCCCAAAAATAACGCAAAGCTAATTCATTTAAAATGATTCGTTTTGCGTTATTTTAGTGTGGCAATTCCCTTTAGCGGGTATTTTTCTTTTCTACAACAATGGGAAAACGACAGCTGGAGAGCACAAAATGTAACAATTCCCTTTAGCGGGCTTCTTTCTTCTTTATGGTATCAATCGTCATGAGAGTCGAAAAATTGTAAATAAGCGGCAATTCCCTTTAGCGGGTAGACTTCGTTTCTATCCAGAAGAAATTGAGACGCTTTCAATCATTATCAACATATAGTAATTCCCTTTAGCGGGTAGACGTCATTTCTACATTTATGGCAACGACGAGTTCAGAAGTAACTGGTTGCAGCAATTCCCTTTAACGGGTATAAGGCATTTCTACACGCTTCATTCCGTCAAAAAAACCATTAACTGTTGAGTAGCAATTCCCTTTAGCGGGTAGACTTCGTTTCTACCAGTAAACCACCAATCATGATCGAACCGGATTTTTCTTTTAGCAATTCTCTTTAGCGGATAGACGTCATTTCTATAGTATCCCCTCACAATCCTCTAAAATCAAGGTTTTCAAGACTCATTTTCGCAGGCAATTATCTGACTATTCTAAAAACAGTCTTTTTCAGGCTTCCTTTTTGATTTCTCAAAAATTATAATATATTAATACAATTTTTTATGTAATTTATTTTATCATACATTCCATTCTCTATCAATAGCCATTTTCTTTTTTAAGCAATTACCATATTATAATAATAAAAGACCCACTTTAAAAAACTTAAAACAGATCTTTTATTCTAAAAAATATTATCTAACACAAACACTTATAAATGTCTTTCTTGTAATTTCTCCCACAATTCCATCTTTTTTTAATCCCAATCTCTCTTGTGCTGTTTTTATTGCAGCTTCTGATTTGGAACCAATTACACCATCAATCTCGGATTTTCGCAACAAGCCAAAACGCCATAAGTACCATTGTACCCATTTTGCACTTTCTCCTTTTGTTCCTCTCCTTATATTAGTTATTGGTTCTTTATATGGATTAATTTCTGATGTTATCGTTACATTTGTTGGAACCATTTTAACACCAAGCCTTTCATTTACTTGTTCTGCAATATAACTATGCAGATTATATAAGTAATTTCCCGGACAAGCTTTCGCTGCAAAATCCCTATGTACAGTCATATTGCAGCCATTCTTATGATTTATGCGGTCTAACTTGTTTTCAGACCACACCAACTTTTTAATTCCGTTTCGTTTACAAATATCTGTTACAAGTTCAATCAAACTTGATATCGCCTTATCAGATACATGCCAATCGGGTGCTCCACCATCATTTGCGACTTCAATTGTAACTGCTCTGTGATCGTTTTTGGCATTAGATGATGCCCATGACCTGTCTTTTTCCTCAACATACAACGCAATCCTTCCATCTGTTCCTATACCATAATTAGAAGATGCTTTTCTGGAAGACAAAGCAAATACATTTCCACAAGTTTCAATGGATAGATTACCTGCCATACAGTGAATTGTAATAGTATCAATTTTATGATTTCTTGGAGTCTTATTTGGACTTAGTTTTCTGAAAAGCGCCAATAAACTATTTGTAAATTTCATTTCATTTTCCACCTTTCTTACTGTTTTGTTCAAAGAAATAGGGTGGCAATTTGCCACCCTAAACTATGTTTTATATTTCTTCTACTCCTCAAACTTATCCACCTCTATGTCAGTCTGTGTTGTAATATTTGCTGCATCAGTTAAGCCTTCACCTACAACATAAGCTACTATTGATGCACCAGCCATAATAAGCGCTGTTACTTGTGTAGCAGTATTCTCGGTTCCGCCTGTGGCTACAATCATCATAGACACAAAAGATGCGACTGAAGCCCATAATTTACGGCTTGTAAGTTTTCTTATCCAATTAATCTGTTTCATAGTATGTCCTCCTACCAAAAATTAAAATTCTGTTTGCAACTTATATCCCAAGCTGTGTCATAAGGTAGCAAACAACAGCACCTACAACCGCTGTAACAACATGGGAAGCAACCCTGCGCCATTTCTCACCATCTCTAGCTTCCAGTATTTCCAAACGTGTCCCCTGTTTTTCCTGCTCCTTTACCATACTCTCCATACTAGACGCAAGCTTTTCTACTGAAGTAGTAAGTGCTCCTATCTGCCTAACACTTTCTTCCAATTCTGCGATCCTGCGATTTTGGCGGTGGTTTTCATCATCCTGTCGTCTTGCAAACTCCTCATGCTCCTTTCTGGATATCCCTTCATCCATGTGACTTCCTCCTTTCTTCCTTTTTGCGCATAAATAAACGCATATCAACGCCAAATTTCTTTTTTGGTGCTCATATGCGGTCATTTAGGGAAATAAATAGTAATTTAGAAAAAGATCTTACAATAGTCGTGAATGTAAGGCAAAGCATACTTGGACATACTCCACCGACAGAATATCGAGATCTAAACATTGAAGTATTAAGAAGTGGGGTATCTGTATATAAAAGTGGTTGGCACGGGGCGGGAAGTGGTACCGAACGCAAAACATATAGTATAAAGGTTTAATCAGTACAACGAGTCACAAAATTCCTATTACTATGCCACAGTGATTGTAGTATGCACGCAGCGATATAGTAGTACCCGCTTCACAATTCAATGCGTATCCCATTGTTACACTCATGTCAGGCTCACGACCATATTTTCGGTTGTTGCAAATGTAGACAATACCAGGTATATTCACACTGGATGACGGGCCTCCGGTATCCTGACCTGCGGAAAGCGCGACGATGCAAGAATATTTTTTGCTAGTAGTTATTGTTGTATTTCCCCCGACATGCAAGATTTCAATTTTGTTGACAATTTCTAAATTACTATTTATTAGCCTTCTTATATAGAAATCATTTTCTGTAGCCCCAAATACTATTACATTTGTTGTC